GTTCATCGAAGACACTGGCTTCCTCTGCGTCGCCATCAGTATCGCCAAATAAACCCGAGCCACTTAATAACTCAGACGCGGCATCACCCAAAGAGGATAAATCGCCGCTCATCAGTCCTTTAAAGTCCAGCTTGCTAAGCGCTCCTTGATGTTGTGCCAACAAAGATGCCGCACCGTCCATACCGAACGCATTCAGCAGATCCGGTGCAGCGGAGACCAGCGAAGACAAGTCGCCATCCAGCACACCTTTCACGTCCAGCTTCTGGAACACCCCGGCATGCTGTTGCAGCAAAGAAGCCGCATCATCCATACCAAAAGCACTCAGCAGCTGAGGGCCGGCTTCAGCCAGAGACGACAAATCGCCGCTCAAAAGCCCGTCCACATCGAATTTCTGTAGTGCTGGCAAAGCCGACTCAAGCAAAGCGCCTGCATCTCCCAGATCCAGTGCTTTAAGCAGATCCGGCGCGGCATTCATCAAGCTGGAAACATCTCCCTGCACAATGCTTTTTAAATCCAGCTGAGCCAAACCTGGAATTGCAGTTTGCAGCCTATCTGCGGCATCACCCAACTCAAAGGCGCGCAATACCTCAGGCGCCGCGTCCAGCAAACTACTCAGGTCACCTTCCATAATCGCCGACGCATTGAGTTTGTTGAGCACCGGCATGGCCTTTTGCATCGCAGCCGACGCCCCTGGCATGTCCAGCGCTTCAAACACAGCCGGAGCAACCTCACCCAGTGAAGCCAGGTCGCCACGCATGATTCCCTGAATATCCAGCTTTTGCACAATGCCAGCATGTTGTTGCAACACAGCCGCAGCATCTTCCATGCCCAGTGCATTCAGCAGCTCAGGTCCGGCTTCAGCCAGTGAAGTGAGATCACCACTAAGCAACCCATCAACATCAACTTTTGTAATGCTGGCAGCGCCGCGGCCATAGCTGTGCCAGCGTCACCCAACTCCAGCGCGCTTAATAACTGGGGAGCAACCTTCATCAAACTGGAAACGTCGCCCTGAGCAATGCCTTTGAGGTCAAGTTGTGTCAGGCCTGGGATGGCTGCCTGCAATTTGTCTGCGGCCCCCTCCAGTTCAAAGGCGCGCAGTACCTCGGGTGCGGCATCCAGTAAACTGCTGAGATCGCCTTCGATGATTGCAGGCGCATTAAGTTTACTGAGCACAGGCAGGGCTTTTTCCATCGCCAGAGAAGCCCCGGGCATGTTCAGTGCCTGAAATAGCTGCGGAGCAGCCTGGATCAGTGAGTCCAGCTCTCCCGAAGCCAGCGCTGGCATATCCAATTGCTGAAGTGCCGGTAACGCTTGTGCGACACCGGCCGACAGGCCGTCCAGATCCAATGCACTGAGCATCTGAGGGGCCTGCGATGCTAACGCTTGTACGTCACCGCGCAGCACACCTGACAAGTCCAGCTGTGCCAATGCTGGTAATTCTGCTGCCAAAGCCTGCTGCAGCTGAGGCAAATCCACAGCCTCAATCAGTGCTGGCAATGCCGTCTTCAGACCATTCAGGTCGCCTTCTAGCAACGCCTTGAGGTCCTGGCTTTGAAGTGTAGGTAATGCGGATTGAAACGCAGCGACTGCCTGACCCAGGTCTAAAGCGCGGCTCACCTGGGGCATCAAATTGGTCAGACTGCTCAAATCAGCATTCACTGACTGGGACAATGCAGTCACACTGGACACATCCAATGCCTGCTCAGGAGCAGCTACCTCACCACCGGCGCTTTGCGACGCACTCAATTCAACCGGGCTCTGGCGTTGTTCAGACCCATTCGCCGCAACAAAGCCTGGTGCCGTTGCTGTCGAAATCTGGCTTACTGCACCAGGCTGAGCTACATGTTCATTCTGAGTTGCGAGGCGAGCAATCACAGCGCCAAGGTTATCTATAGACGCCAGCAAAGCGTCTGACACCTCAAAAGAAGCGGGGTTGTCTACACTCAGGTTAACCGTCCCTTCGGCTGGTGCCGGCTGACCCGACGGCCCCTGTTGTTGCAGTACAGATTGCAGGCGTTTTTGCAAATCGCTGTTTTGAGGGGCCAATAATGCCAGCGCCTGAAGCTGCGCCAGCAATTGCCCCACAGAAGCTGCACTGGCATCACTTTGTACTTGCAAAGCGTGCAGCGTCCGACCCAGTTTAGCCAGTCGCTGATCCACGCCATTGCTCTGTGCCAGGCGATGTTTAACTTTATTTTTGGCTCCGCCAGGAGCACGAAGATGTTCGACAGTTCCTTGTTTCATAGATTTACCTGAAAGCGTTAAGAAGTGATACCAGAGAGTGAAGGGAGATGTTGTGTGGCATTGCTCAGCAGCCTGAAACAAGCCACTGAGCAATGCCCGAATATTCAGTCACAAACATGCGCAAAGGCGCATGCCTGATGATGTTGACCCGCTACGGATCAGGACACGGAGGTTGCCTCTTTATAGTCAACCGCAGCATTAAACCAGTCGATTAATTCATCTTCGGTCAATGCGTTGAGCTCGGTCAGGCCCCAGCCAGTGTATTTGGCTAAGGCAATAACCATGGCTCTTAAGCGCCTGGGCGGGATACGAGAAAAGCCTGTAAGGTCTCTCTGAGCTTCACAAAGTCGCTCCAGTCAAGCTCTTCGATGATATCCGGCGAGACTTCGCACAAATTGGAGAAGTAACGAATTTCACTTTCCGATTCACTGATATCTGCCTTATCCACCATTAACCGGTCACGTACTTTTGGTCGTCTCATTGTCAGTTCGGCATACTCATGCCCATCAACCGTTATTGGAAATGCCAGGGTAATGATTTCTTTCATGCTTTTGCTCCTATTATTATTTACTCAGCGCATAGGCGGGTACCCCTTACCGGTCGCTAAACCGGCGAGGAGCATCCGCTAACATCAAGGCAAGAACGCGAATTAAGCGCCAATCGCTGCGCGTAACAACGCCATCTGATCTGTGCCATTGATTTTGCGTACATCGTTGTACAAATCAATTTCGTAGATCACTTCGTTGTTGATCTCCAGCTTGTACTTCTGCACTGTGTATTGCAGCGTTAACTTGGCTTCTTCACCGTCTTTCCAGTTACCCATGTCCACTTCTTTAAAGAAGCCTTCCAGCGTCACAACCACAGGCTGTGGTGGCTGACCTTGCGCCTGAATTGCACCACGTGCAGTCAAAGGCGTGGTTGCGCCACTCCAGTCACCCAGCAGCTTCATCATGTCAGCGTTGTATTCAAGTAGCGTGATGTTACCTTCCAGTTTCTCAAGCTGACCTACGTCCAGCTCAATCGGTGCCTGAAAGCCGGACGTGACTTCACGGGTTTTGACTGTGACTTTTGGCAGTTGAATTTCGTCCGCAATGCCCAGGTAGCCTTTGCCGTCTACGAACAGTTTGAATTTTTTAAGGATTTTAGGAGACATTGCCATTATACGATTTCCTCTAGGTAGTTGTTTGTCAGAATGCTCTTGAAGGTGATGTGCTCAGCCGGTGTAGGCGGCGTAAAGTCAAAGCTGAAGTAAACCTTGCCAGCCTGGAGGTTTTCCGGCGAATTCAGCTCTTCGTCTGCCCAAATCTCACCGCCCAAAATCGCACCTTGCGCCTTCAGACTGTCCAGATAAGACTGCACACTTTGTTTAACGTCTTCGATGTAAGTCTTGGTGATGTTACGGTCAACCGCCCACATGTGTGCACGCAGCAGTGAATCGTTGATCATATCCGCAGTACGTACGACTGACAGGAAGGCCCATTTCGGGTCACCAGAACAAGTGCGGTTACCCCACAGCTTGAAACCATTCTGACGAATAATCGTCGCTACATCATTGGTATTCAGATGATTTGCACGAGCTTGTCGGTCACCCAGCTGGAAGTCCACTGGACGAGCTGTGCCTACAATGCCATTCATTGCCGTGTTGCTCGGGCTCCACCAGAAACCACGGTCGTTATCCGACTTGGCAATCATACCCGCAACACGGGCACTGGCTGGCTCAACTTTTTCAACACCGTCTTTGAATACGCGAACATGCGGGTCAACCAGGAAGACACGACGTGAGCTCTGATCACCTCGATACTCAATGGCTTTGGCATCTGTGGTATTCGGACCGTCTGCAATGATCACTGCACGCAGTCGCTCTGCCACACCCACCAATTTGCTGACAACAGGGTTCGCACCACCATCGCGCTGATGCGTATAACCTGGCGCAACCAGAATACGTGGTGCAACGCCCAGTACAGACTCAGCACCCAGGAATGCAAACACCCCTTTGTATTTGCCATCATCCGTTGAACTGTCTGTCATCGCTGCCATCACAGCAGCTTCATCTGCACCTTCAACACGAATCACAACCACAGCGGCACCCGCCTGGTCAAAAATCCCGTTCAGTGCGTCAGGCAGTGTACCCTGGGTTCCAAGCTTTTCAGCCTCACTGCGCTTACCCGCAATTAATACCGGTGTATTGGCAGGAAATGCGTCTGTATCAGCATCAGGCGCAGTACCGATAACACCAATTACCGAGCTTTTAACAGTTTTAATAGGACGCGTACCAGATTGCGCCTCGATGACTTCTACACCGTGTAGAAATTCAGACATAGATATCTCCTTTAAAGGTATGTCAATTAGCTAATAAAAAAGCCACAGACGTGAGGCGATAAATTGGCCGCACTGTGCTGTGGCTTAAGTTGAAATAAATTAAAAAACAGAAGTTAGATTTGGATCCCTTCGATGGTTACCGGTTCACCATTGATAAGGTATAAGCCTTCAATGGCGATTGATAATTTGCCGTCTCCGACCGGGTGCACCGCCACCCCTTCAAGTGCGAACCTGGGCTCCCATTGCTCAAGTGCGTCAGAAATAGCAATCGTGATGTCGCCCACCAGAGAATGCGAAAATGGCCGGTCGACCAAATCAAATAAACCGCAGCCATAATCACGACGCATCACCCTGCTTCCTCTGGGGGTCGTTACTATATCCTGAATACTTTGCTTCAAATGTTCCACGCCACTGAGTGGCTTACCCGTCTGGGCATTCATCCCTATCATGCGGTACCTCCTTTATTACCCACAATGAATTGCGCATATCCATCTTCTAGCTTTGCGTTACAGCTGCTGACATCACCCACACGGGCCACGGCGTTGCCCCCAATGGTAAAGCCCGGCGCCCCTTGTGTTACAGTCTGCCCTGCATGGGGCGGTAGCTTGCTGTCTTTGCTGTGCAAGTGCACGGACAATGCGTCCCCCACACACAGCACCGCTTTTCCACCAACCTTAAAGGTGCTTTGTGCTGCGGCCACCGTGGCCGGATTGTAATCATCATGCAAATTGGTTTGGGCTTTGTTTAATGAAATGGCTGGCATGGTTACTCCTGCGCTTTGATCATTGCGCCATTGAGCAACAGGTTGCCCTTCGCCGCGATGGCAATATCCTGCTCCGATGAACTGATATTGACCTGCTTGCCCGCTAAATTCAGTGTTTCTTCTGCCGTCACATGAATGTTCTTTACTGCACTGATAAAGGCGTTATTGCCCACTTCTACCGTGGCATTAAAGCCACACTCGATATGAAGGTCTCTTTCACTGTGTACCGTGATTTTTGCGGTTTCTTCACCGCCAGTATCCGGCACATAGAGATGATAAGTGTGATTTTGAGTATCATATTCAACCAGCGCCCCATCTTGGTAGCGGGTACGGTGTACATGTTCACGGCTGCTTGCTGCGGTATAACTTTCCCCTTCACCTGCACCTAATACATGGTCTGGCTTATGATGATCCGCGGCCGCACTATATACACTGCCCAGAATCACACCCTGAGCGGTGTCGCCACAAGGCGCGAGGACGATAACCTGTTCACCAATCTGGGGCGCTCGCCAGGTCATATTATGCGCTGCCATATCGGTCAGCCAGGGCAGTTTAGCCGTGATCCAGTCACCAATTTTGACTTTCACACGAGCCGTTTCATAGTCCACTTCATGCACAGTACCAAGCGAGATCAGCTTGCTTAAACGATGCTGTAAGTCGGACAAAGCTAATTCTGATTGAGCGGGGTCTGAGATCATAATATCTCCCCTGCACTCGTCTGAGTGCTATAGATTAACTTATGCTCATGGCCGTGCTGCCCCAGATACACATCGGTGATGGGTACGCCGGGCAATTCGCTCTGCTCAACCTGATAATAAAATGACCAGCTCAACTGTAACTGAGCTTTCACGCCCTCACTTTGCTGACTAAAGGCAAAGGTCGTTTGCTCGGTAATAAAATGCTGCCACTGGGTGGGCACGTCGTCCGCCATCATCGCGGCTTCGCCTGTGCTAAGAACCTCATCCAGCCGCTCCAGCAGCCTGGCTTTATCGCCATCCATCAACTCAATATCAAGCTGCACACTCAACACCCGCCTGTCCAGCGGATTTGGGCTGAGGTTTTTGTTGTATGCCGGTCCATAGCTGACACCGGTCTCGGTGCCTTTACTTTGCAGCTCGCTGGCCTGTCGTTCCAACTTAGGCGTTAATGTCAGTTGGGCTTGCTGGGTCAGGTCCGGGGCAACCTGGCTCGGGATTAAATAATCCACCTGAGCCACAGCCGCCAGGGACGTCGTCAGACGCTCAAGCACCTGGGTGATTAAGGTAGTTCGTTGCATAGACTTGCTCTTAGATTAAAAAGACTCGAAGACAATCAGTGAGTCAGGGCGGGCGACGTGCCCGAAGATGACGAGTTGTTATAGTTCAGGTTTTTCAGGCCAAACAACATCTTCAGGAACAGAATAGGTCTGGGGTAAATCTCTCAAAGCCTGACGATATACCCTCAAGCTTTCAGGTACCGCACCTTCGACCTCCTGATATTTTACAACCAGCCAGTCGGTCGAGTGCAGGCGTGCATCTCGCATAACTCTGATGGCATGCCACTGGCTTTGCTCTTGCAAAATATGCAGGGGCATTTGAGATTCATTTGCAAAATTTTCCATGTCACACCTCCCAATTAGGTTTGTTATGAGTGATACGTTCAACACAAGGTCTGCCACGAAATGATGTGTACTCACTGCTGACGCTAATGGATCTGGCTGCTCCACAGTGGAACCTTGGATCAACTTTCAGTGTCAATCGTGCGATACCAGAGTCAGCGCCCTGACCAATTTTTCTAAAGAACACAGGAATGGATGTGCCTGTAAACGCTTTGTCTAACGGGATTTCCCTTTCTGGACTATCAGGTTCGGAAATAAACACACTCAGATGACCATCCCGAGATACATTTTTCACTTCCATGATCCCTGATACACAGTCCTGAAATGAGGAGCCCGTGATAATCAAGTGTTCATTGTACGAGGCAAACATACCTCTGTGCGTGATCATTATTTCGCATTTGAAATAATCGCCTGTCGCACCAAACCCACCCCCATTTTGTGCATCGAACTCAAGTAAGTTGATGTAGTAAGGATCAAGCGGAGCTGCACAATATGGGAATTCCGTATCAGGCCCATCAGCTGCTGCAGTATATCCGCCATTACTCAGCATTGTTGAAAAATAGAAGCGCTTTACGTTTCCCTGCTTGTGCACTTGCAGGCCGTTGACAAGCTCTGTGTAATCACTCTTCCAATCATCAAACTCAGCTTTTGCCTGCTGTAAACTGGCGTTTATATTATTGCTTTGCTCAGCCACCGTTTGACAAAGAGCGTTGGCCCTCACGGCCACATCGCTGAGCCGCTCTGTGGTGGTTTTATTGTCCGTTGACATAGTGTCTCCTGTGAGCCTTGCCTGGTATGGCAAGCATGAAGGCGGCATACCAGGCCGCTATATAATTCGGGTAATAAAAAGGCGTGCAAGACGCCCGAGGAAGAATCTGAAGCCTTGAGTTAACTTTCTCAAGCTTAGGTATATCTTACTGATTTCCCTTAGGTAAAACCGGTCAATTCTGACCGGATAAGACAAAAAAGAAAAAGGCACACCGTCAGGTGCCTGCGCTCAGGGCGATGCCTCAGGAACCTGGTGTTTGGGGTAAAGGAAAACGCGCTTTAATTTCGGCTACTTTATCCAGCCAGGCCTGCTTGGCCGCCTCAGTCTGGTCGAATTGCCACTCCATGTAGAGCGGATCTGATTCACGAAGATAAGAAAGCCGGCGATACTCCAGAGCTTCTTCGTGCTCAAAGCGAAAAGTCAGCGCTTCAAACGGCACATTTAACTCATTTATTATCAGAAAATGGCGGACCTGGGCTTCGTTCATCAGCTCACCTACCGTCGCCAGTACGGTATCGTTGTAGATTAATTGCATGTATTGTTCCTTGCTTACATATTAGGCTGTAGGGGTTTCGAGATCATTAACTCGTGAACTCAAACTTTCAATACTTCCGGCTAAGCCTGCAATATCACTGGGCCTTGCAAACTCCGGGTAACAGCCCCACACCTTGTTTTCCAGGTTTACGTATCCGGATACTGAACCATACAAACAGATTAATGCCTCGCCTGTCGAAGACGAGAGTGACAAGCCCGTATGTGGCGTGTAAAAAGCCCCATTTGGCGAATTCGCTGCCTGCCGGTAAGCATACAACTGCCACCCGTCGTCAAAGTTGGTTACAGGGTGCAAATCTCCATTGATCTGTCCCTCAATCACCTTGATATAGCAGCCTTTGGTGAGCGCCCCCTGCTCATATCCATTGTAATAGGTATTATCTAACCGAACGGTTTTACCTGGACTGGTTTTCCACTTAATCCTGAGGATGTTAAACTTCTTATTAACGTATCCACTGTAAACATGGCTTCTAAAGCTGGCACCCACCCCATTTCCGGTATGATCTGTATCGTGTTCGCCGGCGCTACCGTATATAGAAGCCTCCCTAGTGACTTCAAACGTTTCCAAGCCTATGGTATTGAATCCTTTTATTGCACCATTGCCCAAAGGCTCCATCTGCTGATTGCGGCTCAGCAAAATATGAGATTGCTCACCACGAGCACCGGCAATGTAATTTTGAATATCCTGGTGCGCCTGCTGTTTTGCGGCGTCCATCTCCGCTTTTTTGGCATCGACCGTAGCATTAATATTACCCGCATGATCTTCAACGCTCTGGCACAAGGCATTGGCGCGCACGGCCACTTGGGTTAACAACTCAGTGATATTGTCTGTTGACATAATAAATCCTTAAAAATCCTGTTTTACGCCTGCTCCAGCGCCACTAAGCGCCATTCTTGTTTAATCTGACGATGCATGGTATCGATCTGAGCCAGGGTTAATTCAGCCAGTTCGTTATCGAGGATCAGGTTGAGATTTTCAACGCCGAGTTTCACCTCAACACTGTTTGAGGGCAATTGCGTCAGGCTTAGGGTCAGCCACTGCAATACCTTAACATCTGGCGTTCGGTACCCCAGCGTAGTGTTGGGTTTAGAATACACCCCAGTAAAATCAGTTTGGGCTGACCGTTTGCCAGCTTTTCGCCGGAATCCAGAAATACGCCAATTTCACCAATTGCGTATTCAAGGGTGCCTCGAATTTGGCCGCCACTTTCAGACTGCTACTTTCACCATCGGTGTAGTCCGAGTCGGCAATTTCCACCAGCTCTTTTGAGCGCGCAATGTGGTTTGATTTTTTGACGGGGTGTAGCTTGCGTCCCAAAGGCCATATGGCTGATCTGACCTTTAAAACCTCTGGACCGTGCGGACAACAGCGCGTCCAGCCCACCTGAGTAAATTGCAAGGTTAATGCTGACATTAAGTCACTCCTTGTAAATGAAAAGATTGAATATTCAGAGCTTGAAACCCTGCAAACAGCGCTAACTCGCAGGCCGTCGGGTCCGGTGTTATACCCGAACTTTCAGCCGTAATATCAGTGCTGTTCAATGAGTGAAGCAGTGCACAGGATGTGATCCCACCTTCAGTTTGGTCTGGCGTAAGACCTTCACCTTGTACACGCCAGCGCTGACAATTGAGCAAGTGTCCTGCCGCAGTGGTTGCCACTGAGCCCAGTGTCGGATCCGGCGTAATGCCCAAGCCTGTTGCTGCATGACCAATCAAGTTGAGCGGCACTTGCACAGCCCCAACAGGCGCCAAAGACTCGCTCAGTGTAATGCCCAGCTGTAAATCGACATGTATGGCGCCACGCTTAACCGCGTTGATCACCCTGCGGATTTTCTTCAACATCTGGGGGTCAGCAGTCCTTGCTGATGGTCATCCAAATTCTGATTCACCAAAGCCCACACTTTAATCGTGCCGGGCGGCATGGCGTCTTCTGAGGGGATGTCCGCTCCTTCGGACTGCCACCATTCCCTGATCTCAGTAGCAATGTTTAAACTGTCGAGTGCTTTTTGCAGCGCGTAGGGCGTACCTTTATATTGATGGACTGTAAACGCATCGCGGATCACCTGGCGCTTGAGTGTTTCTGACCAGGCTTCGTCCCACTCATCCACAGACATAGACCATGCCAGCCAGGGCAATAACGGCGTCGGGCAAAGCATCGGATCCCACAATGCGCGTAACAGCAAACGAATATCCAGCAAAATACAAGCATCCTGCACACTTCGACGCAGGGCCTGTTCATCCGAAACATCCTCCAGATTAGGCATGTTAAGTGCCCGGGCAAGTTCAGTGAGCTTTGTCACCGGACAAAGAGTGCTATCCCAAACCACAGTGAGCAGCTGATTGATATCCGCAGCAAAAAAGCACTGTCGGTCATCGCATCCAGCTGCCACTGCGTTGCAAGGCGCTGTCGTTCAGCCTGGGTTCTGTTACTGATATCCAGTGTATCCAGCAGTAGTGCCCTTACTTTGCCTGGTTTTGTCATTTGTTGGGCAAGGGCACGGCTCAGCGCTGATGCGCTACCTGGTAATAAATCATTCATCTTTCACCACCACAGTCACCTGTGCGTGTTCGCACCGGGCTGACTGCACACCCGTGACGGATACATTGCTTGCAGGAGACAGCAAATTCACCTCCTCTACCCCTTCGCGATGCAATGCAGCAAACAATCCGGCTCGGGTCACTTTTTTCCCAAGCGCCTGACGGCTCACCAGATAACCTTGTAATGCGGCCTCAGCAGCCTGACGGATTGCGTTAGCAGACGGCCCTGGTAATACCACCAGCTCCGCCATAACGGTAAAAGGCACAATTTCAGCGGCGTGGACGGTGACCCGATCGCCCAAAGGTCTAACTTGTGACACTCCCTGGTGCTCCCATCCCTGGGCAGCAAAGTGTTTACCTACTTTTTCAAGCAATGCCTGAGATGGCGTGCCATCTCCTTCAGTGCTGAGAATGGTCAGGGCAATGTCACAGGGCGTCGGGCTGGACACGGTGACATCACGAATGCGCGTATCGAGCGACAAAGTATGAAAGATGTAAGCCGAGGCACTGCCTGCGGTATTCAAACCATCAAAGGCCAGCTGAATGCGCTGGCGAAACCGGCTGTCACTCTCAGCGTCGCCACGCAAAAGGTTATAACGCGAAGCGATGGCATCCAGATCTGCACCACTGGCCGTTGCCAGCATCACACCCCGAACCGCATCATTTGACTGTTGAGTGTGCAAGACTTGCTGATAGGCCAGCGTTTGCAACAGGGCGGTCAACGGGTCACTTTCAAGCGCCAACGCATCGCCATATTGAGGATGAGCAGCTAAAAAACGCTGTTTGATTTCCTTAAACTGTTGCTCAAAGTCCACATCCTGTAGCAGCTCAGGTAAAGGCACCCGGGACAGGTCTGGTGTCGCAAATTGGCTCATCTCATCCTCTGTCATACAAAATTAAGTTATAAAAAAACCCGACTTGGCATTGCATCAGGCAATATCGCATCGGGTTTATCACGGGAAGTACGTTTTAATATTTCGTTAGCTTTCTCAAGCTTAGGTGTATCTTACTGATTTTAAGGGAGTAAAAACGGTCAACTTTGACCGGTTTAAAATCGACACAGTAAACCCTCTCAGGTTCAGACATAAAAAAACCACCGCTCATCATTCTGAGCTGGAGGTTTTTAACTTGCGGAATCTTGCTGTTCTCTAACAGCTTACTGTATCTCTTGACTTAGCTTTCTCAAGCTTAGATGTATCTTACTGATTTTTAGTGATTAAAAACGGTCAACTTTGACCGGTTTAAAATCGACACAGTAAACCCGCAGGTTCTGACATAAAAAAACCACCGCTCATCATTCTGAGCCGGTGGTTTTTAACTTGCGGAATCTTGCTGTTTTTAACAGCTTACTGTATCTCTTGACTTAGCTTTCTCAAGCTTAGGTGTATCTTACTGATTTAAAGGGAAGAAAACCGGTCAATTCTGACCGGATTGAACTTTTTCCTACCTTTTTATGCAAACAGCCTGGTATCACAGTTCAGCTTTGAAAGAAAATGCGTCCAGCGCGTCGATGGATGTCAGATCCGCGACCTGTAACTCCGCCTCATCACTTTTCTGACGCAGCGCTTCACGCTTTTCCAACTCTGCCTTATAAGCAGCGTTTGCCTCTGTTCTTTCTACCTCTGAGCCACCCAGGTGTGCGAGCTGCACTCGCTCATGCGCTTTGGTGACACGCCACAGCTGCGCTTCCAGACAATCATACACAGCACGTTTGATCTCGCCGATCATCACGGTCTTGCGTGAAGTTATGGCTTCTTCACTAAGGTGCGGCGGCACATAACCGGCAATAAAGGTGGCCACAGACTCATCATTCCAGGCTTCACCCGTGTTCGGATGCACCAGCCAGTAGTTTCCTTCGATTTTCATGCCTTTATCGGCAAAATATTCGCAACTCATGATCTCTCCTTAAAATGCGCGACAGGTACGGCCAAACCCGTGATTGTTATACATATAATATTCATTGAGTAACCCGACATGACTGTATGGGTTTATACAGTTTATTGCACCTGCGACTATACCTGCATCATAGCCTAGGTTTTCCGGTTTAGAACGATAGGAATACATGCTTAAGAGCTCACCATCTATGCTCTCCAGTGCGACGACTACTTCGCCTTCACCATTCATAGTACCATTAGAATCAGATGCCCGATGCGGCTGAGAGTTACTCATAAAGAAGAAATTAACGGGTTCCAGTCGCTGCTCTTCCGTAAAGCGGTAGTGAGCACTGTACCTGGCACCTCCCATTTTCACCGTGTCATTAAACACGCCAAAATAACCATAATAACTTGCTGAATGACTGTTTAGTCTGGCCTCACCTGAGGTGTAACGCCTGATCCCGTAAGGCTGTGAGATATTATGGTAAATAAAGCAAATGGTGGTAAAATCCCTTTCATCAACATAGGCTTGCCACTCAGCTTCATTGGCAATCGCTATATTAGTAACTACGTTGCCATCCCGGTATTTTTCGATTACCAGTGAAGTGCCTTCATCTACCATCACCAGGCAATGTTTCTGGTTGTCGTAGAGCACCGCAACATTATCTGCACCATAGTTGGTTCTGGTCGCCACCCCATATTGATCCCGTGCATTTAAATTTTGTTTTGGCTGAGTATGTGATGTATACCCCTGTGAACGCACATACACACCACCATAGTTTGCAGCACCTGTCGCTTGAGCACTTTGCGTACTGTATACCACCTCATAGCCAATATCTGCGAAATTATCTTTACTGCCCAAAGGTAAATAAGCACTGGAGCCATACAAGTAAGTCTGACTGGTAGGGTTTTGTGCAAATGCATTAGAGTAAACAAAACTGGTATGAGTTGTTGTCTTTCCCGATCCATCCGCATTCAGAGACAAGTATTCCAGTCTGCTACTTTCTGTATTGTTGTTGTATGTGAAACTAGGCCTGACCAAAAATGTTTCACCACTGTTATCATAGACAGCAAACACAGCGGTAGTCCGGGCGTTGTTTCCTGAACTTGCGACCACATCAATTGGTGTGACACCAAAAACCGGCCTAACCTGCTTATTAAATGCGCGATTCTGTAAAGCTTCAACCCGAGCCAGGCTCGGTGCCATTGCATCTAGCTGATCTAACTTAGCCGTTTTAACTTCAAGCGCAGTGCCATTGTCATTGAGTGTCTGTGCAGCCTGTTGCAGGCTGGTCTGGCCGACCTGAGCCGCCTGTTGCAATGCTGTGGTGGCCTCATCAATATGCGATTCAGCCACGGCCACAACAGCCTGCTCCAGTTTTTCGTTGTCGGTCAGTTTGGTGATTGCGTTACTGACCAGCGCCTGTTCTTCGGCACTAAGCGGTTGTTCGCCTTGCATGTCGGCGACCAGTTTGTCGACCATGACCTGCACGGCAGTTTGTATACTTGCCATAAATTCCTCGTTGAATGATTTAGAAAGTAAATGAAGGGGCCTGCACTACAGCGCAAGCAGGGGTTCACCTAATAGCTGGTTCAGGCGGCTGCGACGCAGCTTCTCCTGCACCGCAAGATACTGTTGCTGTTGAATGTGTTGTTGCTGAAATAACTGCGTGTCTACTGCCGTCAGGGCATTAGCCAGCCGCAATACATCTTGTTGCAACAAATTGTCCGGATGCGGCAGAGGCAGAGAAAAATGCGGTGTTTGTGGATTGTGCATACCACCTCCTTAGATTGAAAATGCCCGCAAAGCGCGCACTCGGGGGCGCTCCGTGTGACTGCCAGAGAGCAGTAGTTTTACCCGCGCACTGCGCTCGGTCAGGCTATCCAGCTGGTAATGACACAGTTGCCAGCCTTCATCCGAGGCCTGTGTCGATTTCAGCGGCACTTCAAGCCAGCTATCGCCCTGCTCAATCAGTACCGTGACTTTCGCAACTCCCGGCAGCTGGGCTTCAAAGCTCACTTTAAGACTGCCATCCACTTCACAGGGGATAGCCCGAGTCACGTAGTCGGCCTGCTCCGCCACTGTGCCCAGTGCAGCCTGAACGCTTTCAAACAATACCGGAGACTGGGTCGCGGTACCGGTCAGCCTGGCACTGACATTGATTGTTTCTGTGGCTTTGTTAGCTAGCCGGACGGACTGTAATTCCTGTAAGCTGAACGTGCCTGTGCTTTCGCCTGAAAACTCAAGTTGTAGCTGAGTGTCACTTCCCGGGCGCTCTGCGACAGCCAGCGCAAGCAAGTCTGTGTGACCATCCAGCGCCACCTCGCCCAAAGCCACCTGACTTTCTGTTTGCGTAAAGCGGGCGGCTTTAAGACGAAACGCCAGATCGCGGTTCTGGTGCGGTGTCCAGGTTGACGCATTACTTGAAGACAGCAACACACCGACCTGATAAGGCTGGCTGGTTACCCATCCACTGTCGCTGTCAAACTTACCCAGTTCTGCAATCGCCACTTCATGCTCGTCACCATCCGTGAGTACCACTATCGCATATTCTTCACCGGCATTAAGCGACACAGGGGTAAATTCAAACAAAGTTGGTTCACCCCCAAGTTTAATGTCGCCTTGCTCTAATGTGGCCTCAGCCAACACCGTCTGGTTGGGGATCCCCAGTTCGGTTTCGCGGATCTGCACGCGGACCGCTTCCTTTCCTGTCTTTTTAAACCACAACTCAACGGCGGCTATAAAGCGGCGCTCTGGCAAGGTGAAGGTTTGCGCTAATGGGTCATAACGCACCGTCACAATTGAATTGATACGGCGTACCGTTTCGCTACGAATAGTGGCATTGCCGGTATAACGCGCCTGTCCCATCGAGTCTTTCGCACCGATGAAGCGCACATCTTTACTGCCTACCGGCACATTGCCTGGGATCAAAAATCGGCCACGTATCTGGCCGTTGCTGTCTGCCTGGATCATTAAACCTCCTGAGCCTGGACACTGATCCCATCAAAGGTCACCCGCTCCAGGGTTTCCTGCGGACCAAATCCGGATATAGTAAAGTTCACCCAACGTGAACGCATGAATTGAGCCTGACGCGTGGTGCGACTCAGCACCTGAGTGCTGGTGCGTGTGCGCGTTAACCTGCGTAGCCCCCGGCCGATATCAAAACGTCGGGTGATGGGGCTGGTCCAGCTGCGGCTTGTCTGGGTCCAGTGGTCGACACTGGGTGTCAAACGCACCGTGGCAGGAATAGGTTCAACCGCCTGATAGGGATTGACCTTCATGCTGCCAGTTTGTTTAGTTTGCGCCAGCACGTCTTCAAGTTCATAAGGCAAGGTCAGCACATTACCGCTTGGCAAAGGCAGTTCAACGATATCGGCACTCAGGGGTAAAATAAGCTCACCATCGACAATCGCTGCCGTTTGTTCAATGCCGGCATCACGCATATCATCATCAATGAAAGGGTCAACAAATACGCCGAACTTGCTGGCGGATTCCTCACTGTTGGCATCATTACGCAACCGCTCAATCGCCAGCAACTGATATAAATCACTGATCTGAGACTGCATTTGTTCCAGCTCAGACATAGACACGGCCCTGACCGCAAGGTTTTCAATCTCCGGTGCCTGATCGGTAAACCAGCTCTGACTCACCTGCGCCAGTGGCAAATGATTGGCCGGCACTTTTGGCGCAACGGGCAGCTGATGTGCAGGTTGTCCTTTAATGCGCTTAAGCTGACCAAAGCGGTCCAGCACCACAAGATCAATGCGTGGCCGATACCACTGATAATCCACAGTGATCAGAGCATTCTCAACGAGCTCTCCCTGTGGCTGCTGCTTTTGCAGGGTAAAACCGAATTCATCATGCTCAATCGCCACCTGGGTACGAAAGCGGTATCGCACCTCAAACTGGCTGCCTGGGGCTGGTTCTTCACCACTGAGCTGCCAGCTGATGTGATTCCGTAAGAAGAGGAAATCAACGCCGGCAACAAAGGTCGTCTCTCCCTGCGTGACACTCAGGATCTCCAGTACTGACTCATCCGGAAGCAGATCCTCTCCACCTGCCAGTTGAGCCCGAGTCAATATCGCGCTTTTTTCAATGCTGACATTCACTTCTTCTACGGCTTTAACCGGAAAGAAGTCCAGGTCAACCCGCATACTACGTGCGCCATCGTCTGATGCCGGAACACTGATAAACGCCTTGGGCTCTTCTCTGACCGTGCCAATATCCGGGTCCCAGTCAAAGGCAGTGCTGCGCGCAGTATCAAAGGCCACTTCATATCCCTGAATATGCGCCTTCCCCTCTTGCAGGCTAAAGACCTGCTGATCGGCTTCGCGGTCACGATAACTCAGCGCCATCCCTTCAACGACATAGCTGCCGCCGTTGGCTTCGCGGTCATAACGGGCCAATGCCTGAGTCACCGCATCCAGCTGAGGCGGTGCTTGCTTGATGATCAGCACACCATCTTCAATGCGGTGTACAGGATAAAACGCATTGTCCTCGGCCAGCGCGTCCTCTCTCAGTCCCCACTGACAATGCTGCTGCAATCTGGCAGCGCCGGGCTCATCATAATTGAGGGCATTGACGGCCGGATCTCTAAGCGAAGGATCTTCAGTTTCAGTTACAACGCTGTGGGTGAGCCAGACTCCAATGTCCACACCACCTTGCAGCGCAATAGTAAATGTGGCTGCAGGTATGTCCCTGATATGACCGTCCAGATATACCTGGGCTGTGCTCAGCTGAACCTCTCCCGACACAGCGTCTATCACGACATCATCGCCGGACACCAAATCACCATCTTTGAGCAAGACGTCGGCAATCCCTTTAACCTGGTGCCGAACCTGCGATTGTAAATCGTTCAGTTCCCGGCTTTGCAAACCACGCCCGGAACGAAACAGCAGCCGCTCATAGCCATTGGCTTTATCATAATTGTGATAATAATCCTGTAGCATGGGCTCTCCTAAAAACTCATCACAAATTCAAAACTTTCCCGAACGCCTGGCTCTCTGACCAAAGGCGCCCGGTGATCCAATAACAACAAAGTCCCCGTTGATACGACTTGCTCTGGCGGTACATAGACCTGTCCCGCTGCCACATCGGCTGTGAAGGTTGTGCCTGAAAAAATCCCCAGTTCACGAATGGTTTCGCCCTGCGCATCTTCAAAATCAAAAACAAACTGACAATAAACATGACGCGTAGGCTCAGCGCTGTGGCGATAACGCGCCCCCTGCACATCGATATCGCCTTGCTCATCCGGCTCACAAAAGCCCTGGAATTTCACTTTGCGATACCCTAAGGGATCGGCCAGTTGCGTGGCACTGATGGGTTCAGATGGGGGCGTTTGCCAGTTGCCATCACCGCGGCCCCAGGCCAGATAAAGAGAGGTTTGGGCCACACTGCGCGCAAGCAGGGTCCGCCCGTTAAAGGTGAAAATAGACAATGTAACTCCTTGTTTAGTGGTTAAGTAAGTGAGTAATGGCACTGCACAAGCTGAGGTGTCTGACTGTCAGACCAACTCACTATTGACCAGCTTGCTTGCCAGAGTCCGGGTTGGGTTGGGATATGACTGGCAATGGCACGTTGATGCGAAATACCAGACTGAAGGTGGCTTGCAGACGGTTCACTGAGCACCAGCGTACCCAGACGGTGATTGTGGACCTGACCCCACAGTTGGCCTCGCTTGCGCAACACCTCGCTCCCGCTCTGCGCAGACAGTTCCGTTCGTCCGCGGTGCGTACGCTGGCGAGACAGCCTCACTTGCTTGCCATCTTGCAAGGTATAACGAAAACCAGACTGATCACTGAGCAAGTCGCCGAACTGTCCCGACGAAAGCGCTAGTTCGCGAATATCAAGCTGATAAGTGATCCGGACCAGCTCGCTGCGGGCCGGTGCACTTAGCTCACTCAGCTGTGCCAGCCGATTGAGTTGCCACTCACCTGGTACACTATCAAGATGCAACTGATAACGATAAAAGTGCCGAGGTGATCCCGACTCCTCAATGTGCAATAAGGGTTCCCCGAGCCAGCCGACAGCCATCGCCAGACTCGCCCGCGTACCTCGGATCCGCTGCCAGCTCAGCCCCTGCAGCAACACCTGATCCAGGTTGTCCAGATACGGCTCCAAAGGATCCAAACCATATTCCCAAACCAGCCAGGGCAACAAGTTAGGGTTGGGGTGAGACTTAAAGCCCCTCAGCAACGAAATACTTGCTTCCAGTGTTTGAGTAAGCTGCCCGTGCTGATCTAACGCCCGTTGTAGTGGAGTGTGATTGGGTGGTACTAAAGGTGTATTCGGGGTTAAGTTTTCAGACATAAACTTACCTGCTTCAGCTGAACATATTGATTTGCCGCCACTTCGACCAAAGAAGTAGGGGTATGGATTTCAACATGCTTGACGCCTGCAACATGTAACTGAGCACTGAGCCAACTGGGTGTCATCACCGTGCCCAGCGACAGCTCTGTCTGCCATGCAGCACGCAACTTGGCTTCCAGCTGTTCAAACACCCGTAAAGGCGTATTTGAATTGAGGTAAATATCAGCGTGGACATCCACCTCAATGGCCTCTGCCAGCTCTACGTCCACTGTATCGGTCAATACTTTGACTTCATCACTGAGTACATAGCTGCGTACTTGCTGTAATGCCGCTGTCGGATCCTGATCCGCATGAAATAGCACCGCCACACGTACCTTACCGGACTCGGGACTGTCTACTTCCACATCACGGATCGCACTGGGCGCGGCGGTCAGTGCCGCATTGCGGTAATGATCTTTACTGCCCGCCGTACTGGATGCCAAGGTCTTTTGCCGGATCCGTTGACGGAACCCGCTGTCTGCTTCACTGGCTGCCCGCAGGACACCGTAAAACAGCCCAAGCTGGTCCAGATCAGCATCCTGCGCTGTTGCCAGCAAGTTGGACTGTACAGCTTCATTAATACGCTGTCGTAATAACAGTTCGCGGTAACTTTCGACCTGTAAGCACACCGATAACGGATCGCTTTGCAGGGCCAATGCGTCTGCATACTGCGGCGCAAGGGCTTTAAACCGCGCCACCCGCGCCTGATAAATGTCTTCAAATTCAATAGATTCTAAAATATCGGGCGCAGGGAGCGCCGTAAAATCGAAAAGGTCGGTCATGGAAGGCCTCAAAAGAGTACTGGTGTATGGGGAAACCAGTCAAAGATAGCAACGCGCCGGTAATGGCCACTTTTTATTGATTACTGAGATGCAATCAACACATCTGTTACCGCTGTAGCGCGCGATTTTATTTCATTGATAACCAGCTCAGTGCCCTTATGCTGATAAGGAAACCTGACAGAGCCGTTGTCGATATCGGTTACTAAAGAACCTAGTAACTGGTTAATTGGTATCGCTGCCCGGCGAACATCCTCCAGACTCTCCGCTTCACTAAGCAATGTACATAGTTTCGCCACTTCATATAACAAAACTTGTGATGCATCAGCAGTCGTTCCCAATAGTGTCTGAAAGTCCCCAACATGCCGGCTTATCTCTGAACGCAGAGAGTTTCTTTTTCTGCCTCAGTAAATACCAGTTGAAACTCTGCGTCTGACCCAGCCGCGCGATAAGCGTCGATACCCAGGAAAGATTCAACCGGACCGTCATACTCAACCATACCTGTAGATAAATTAACTAATTTCATTTTATGCTTCCTTATTGTGGCCATGGTGGATAATCCACAAACCTTTGATGTAAATTGGCTCAGGGCCTAAGTTAATGATCCGAATGGCAGAAAAACCATGTCCCATGGAGTTTGGTTCATTCTCAGCCAAGGCAATCAAGTCATCGTAATTGGTGACCCCCAGCTATGCCCTTAATTTCCATATTGGCTTTAGATTCATCGTAAAGCAGCGTTCTTGGCTTGCTAAAATCACTATCAGAGCTGTTTATCCAACTTGACACCGCACCATGGCGATTCATCAACACCGCCAAACGCGCAACAGGCTTAACAGCGGGGTGAGGATTATCACCAACAGAAATACTGGCATAAACCGACACTTTTTTAGTGAATTGAGTTGGGTACGGCTCAGAGTAATAATTTGTGCCGCCTGGCAATTTCGCATTCAGATCAACATAATGTGATACGCTGTTATCTGCATCGATTTGAGTCGTTGGTGCATAATCAAACGCAGAAGAAAACTGAAATGCTTCCGCCTCTTCGAGCGTTGCAAACCTGGGCGGCAAAGTGATATAGGGTTGGCTGTGGTCCATTAAGGTATCAACCAATCCAAATCCCACATGCCGGGTATTCAGCCATTCATCAAATTTCGCATTGGCAGCTGCCTGTTGGGTTTCAATTTGCGAAATCGCGGTTTCTACGTGCTGATCTATTACCTCAATCACATCAGTCACTTCGCTGGTTAACGCACCACTGGCATTAACGAGCGCGGCGTTTGTTTGTTGTAATTCAAGAATCGACTGCTCTAGTGAAGCCATCATTTTCTCCTAATTTCAAAAATCTTCGGTTCAGTTTTATTTCTCTTTGTTCGCTTTGATATGAGCAATCGCCATATTGGTTTGTGCCTCAGTCATAGCAACGAACTCAGGGGTGTAAAAAAGGTTCAGATCCCCGCTGGTATTCACAGTCAGATGCTCATACGGCACCGCCGTTAATGTCAGGTCAAAGCCCTGTACCACGCGGGCAACCGGAGTCTGATAAAACAGTACATGCTCCGGGTGCGACCAGATGGCAAACAGGGTTTTCTGTGCATCATCGGAATGATCATTCAGATAAAAGCCCACTTCACGGACGGCATATTGTGTGTCGTCGGTAAATATACCGGACAAATGAAACTGGCCATCGCCCACCACCCGGCCATCACTGACCGGGACATTGTTGCGTTCATTTTTCAGGCGCGTCTGGGTGCGATTGGGCACATAGCCTTTGTCACCGACGCCGATGCGCCCGATCTCTAATTGAATGCCATGGGTCTGTGCATTCACGGCGGCGTTGATCCCCGCCTGGGTAATAATTGGTGTATAGATACTCATAGCTTGCCTAAACGGTTGTCATCGCGACCTGTTGCAGCTGCGTAATTACCATGCCGCCAGCCGCCCACACCCCACTATTCAGTTGCATGTGTGCGGACTGACGCAGACAGGGCGTAGACACCGACAAAGACTGTGCAGCCCCTGACAGGTATGTTGATGAAGGTGAAAAAGTAAAATCGTAGTGTTGATGCCATCGACCAGTCTGAGCACTGACAGCATCCGAGCCCGCGGCCATAGCCAGATTGTTCTGCAACATCACCCCGACACTAAATTGGATCTGGCTGCGGCATGGCTTAGTCGCAGCCACGCTTTGCCACAGCTGTGCCTGAAGTTTAGGGGTCAGTAATGTGCTGCCTTGCGGATCCAGGTTTTCATGGGCCAGTGCCAGTAACTCCGCGCTATGAGGTGCACCACCGGTTTGCCACCACTCGGTCAGTTCCACGCTGGCATTCAGGCTGTGCAGAGACTGCCTGATTGCCCCGACGGTGCCTTTAATTCTGTGATTCGACACACTGTCGGCAATCACCTGACGCTGAACCTGCTCGGGCCAGAGACTGTCCCAGCTGTCCACGCTTAAGC